GGGAAGCTTTTCAATTCGTTGAAACTGACCTTAAACAATCGTGTTGTTGTTAAATGCGCCTCGTAATTGACACAGAAACCACAACACACAACAAAGGGAACGTATATGATCCAAGGAACTATGCCTATTGGTAATCAAAGCCATTTCAAACGATTCAACGACTTCATTCGTTTTCAGAAAGCCTTGGGACGTTGGCCGTATCCATGATGTTCTTAATTCTTCTAGGACTCTTGTCTTTTTCAACGGCAAGTTTGACTTGTCTTGGATTAGACGTGAGTTTGACTGGCAGCCTAGTGTCGGGCAGCGTATCCATGATTGTCAATATGCTGAGTTTCTATTTTCTAAGCAAACTTGGAAATTCCCTGACCTCAGAACCGCATGTTTAAATCGAGGTCTTGATCCCAAACAGGATTTTATTTCTGAGAATTATTGGGATAAAGGTATTGACACAACAGAAATTCCTGAAGATGAACTAGAAGAATATTGTGTAAATGATGTTGAAATTACACATCAATTATACGTAGATCAATTGAAAGATTTTCAGACCAAATATCCACACATGATCAAACTCTTTAAGCTACATATGCACGATCTGCCTGTGCTTTTGGAGATGGAGTGGAATGGTCTGAAATACAACGCTGCAAAATCCTTGGAAATTGCAGAAGAAAATGATGTACGTATTCATGATTTAGAAACAAAGCTCAACAATATAGTTGACTTTGAAATTAATTGGAATTCACCAAATGAAAAATCTACTATCCTTTATGGCGGCACTATCAGCCGCGACTGTAAAGTACCAATCGGACATTTTAAAACTGGTGCTAGAGCAGGCCAAGTCAAATACAAGAATGTCGAATCCCTCACAGAATTCCCACGGCTTGTCACCCCCTTAACAGAATACAAATTCGGTGAGAAGGTAGAAAATCCTTCTGTCGCTGAAGATGTACTGCGATCTCTAAAACCAAGCAAACTCGCCAAGACACTCATTGAGTTAATTCTAGAGCGGGCAAAACTAGAGAAGCAGAATGGAACGTATCTTAAGGGACTTCCCAATAAGATGCTCACCATGAATTGGGGAGACTACTTACACCCCTCGTATAACCAATGTGTTGCGGTAACGGGACGGGTTGCGTCATCCAATCCAAATGGTCAGAATATTCCACCAATCGGGAAGCGCCTGTGCGAGAGTAGATTCTAATGTTAGTAAACGTAGATGCAAAAAGTCTTGAATGGTGCACATATCTGTACCTAAGTCAAGACAAAGTTGGAATCGAAGAATGGCACAATGTTGTAAATGATCCAAGTAAATTTGATATTCATCTTGACAATCAAACGAAATTCAATCTACCCTCACGCCTGATCGCTAAGGTATTTTTGTTTCGTTGGATTTATCGTGGACCAGCATTTGCTTACTGCCATGACCCAGATTTTGCGGTAGTAAGTAATAAGCAGCAATATTGGCAAGATGTTATTGACCAGTATTATTCAAAGTACAAAGGATTGTATGCAACACACATGAAGTATCTTCAGGAAGTGAATGCAACCGGCAGGTTGTGTTCACCTCTTGGACGAGAATATCAATTCAAGAAAAACAAACGAGGAGAGTTTTCTGAATATGAAATTACGAACTATCCTAATCAGGGTCTTGGAGCGGACGTTATGGCTGTTGCTCGGGTTAGCCTTGCTGCCCGTTTTCGTAAGTATAAGCTCCGTAGTCTACTTATTTCTACTATTCATGATTCTCTTACATCCGACTCACCCGAAGAGGAGGTTGACATCGTTAAGGAAATTATGGTAGACGTATTCACTGATCTTCCTGCTAACATCAAACGAGCTTTTGGAATTGACTGGAACTTACCGATGTTGGGAGAAGTATCTGTTGGACCTAACCTTAAAGACCTAACTTAGTATTAGCTCACTTGAGCGCGCACTCCGTGCTTGACACATTGAAATAATGTGGTATAATATTACATATACAGTAGTTAATTAATAACAATAAATAAGAAAGATAATATGCAAATTCAAATTCAATTCATTGATGTGTCTGTAGAAGACAAAGGTAAATATAAGATGGCTGAAATTACTTTCAAGGATTTAGCTAAAGGACAAACATCGTCTAAGAAGCTAATGTCTTTCAGTAATCCAGTTGTCTATAAGACACTAGTCGATGCAAAGAAAGGTGAAGTTTACACCATTGAGATGCAAAAGAATGACAAGGGTTTTTGGGATTGGACAGCAGCTTCCACTGCAACAGGTGTTAACACTGCCTCTGGTGGTAGCCCAGAAGCTAATACAAAAGCGTCAGGTTCGTCTGGATTCGCTTCACCCAAGTCCACCTATGAGACTCCAGAAGAACGTGCTAAAAAGCAGATTTATATTGTTAGGCAGTCTTCTATTAGTGCTGCTATTGATACTCTAAAAACTGACAAAAAGAATCCATCTAAAGAAGAAGTTGTTAGTGTTGCAAAGTTCTACGAAGCCTTCGTCTTTGGTCTAGATACCGAGCCTGTAAAGCTAGCAGATATTCCAACCTTTGATGAAGATGAAGACGTGCCACTATGAGCTTAATGCTTAGAGATTTTGTTTGTCGAGATTGTGGAAAAGAATTTGAAAAATTCACAAAGGACATTCACTTTGTTGAGTGTCCTCATTGTGGTTCAAGTGCGTGTACTTTTCTACATTCAGTGCAAGCAATCAAGGCAACAGGCTCAGGAGTTTATTCTACTAAGATGAAAGTTTAGATGATTGCATTAATCGACGGAGACATAGTTGCTTACCGTTGTGCTGCAAGTTGTGATGTGCGAGAAGGGGGAGTCATCGTAGACTCCTCCGACGAGGAAATCGCATTACTTCGTGTAGAACAATTGATGCAACAGATTATTCATTCCGTAGAAGCAGATCAATATCGCTGCTTCCTTTCTCCTTCTAAGAACTTTCGGTACGATGTGTATCCAGAGTACAAGGCTAATCGTCGTGAGACTGTAGACCCAACCCATCGAAAAGCATGTAAACAATATCTCTTCGATCAATGGAATGGTGAAGATTTTCACGGTTATGAAGCTGACGATGCTCTTGCATGGACTCAAACAGAAGACTCAATTATTTGTTCTATTGACAAGGACCTTAAACAAGTTCCCGGTAGACATTATAACTTTGTCAAGCAAGAGTTTGACGAAGTATCTCCTTTACAAGGAGCTTCTACATTTTACCAGCAAGTTCTGATTGGAGACAAGACAGATAATCTTTTTGGTCTTAATGGAATTGGTCCGAAAAAAGCAGCAAAGTATCTAGAAGGCTGTTACGAAGAACAAGAAATGTTCAATACTGTCTATGACATGTATGAAGATAAACATCAACTCGCTATTAACCTTATGTGTATGTGGTTATGTCGAGAACAAGGAGTAACATGGGTACATCATCAGAGAAATTCAGGATTGATTATACCAGACGAGTTCGCACCCGTGCTGGATCAGATGTTCGAATCTACGAAATCTTTTATCAAGACTACATAAACGGCGCTTATTATGATGAAGATAGTGACGTTTGGTGGCCTTGTCAGTGGGATTTTCAAGGATATTACTCAAGCAAATCATCTAGTCTGGACTTAGTCAATGTCTGAACGTAAACGACGATCTAAACTAGAACTAAAATTTGAAGACATCCTTATTGCCAATCAAGCGGAATATGATTATGAAATCACAGTAATTCCATACACTGTCCCAGAATCTAAACATAAATATACAGTAGACTGGACCTTTACTAATGGTATTCTTTGCGAGACGAAAGGCTATCTATCTGACCACCAAGAACGAAACAAATACGTTCTCTTGAAACAACAATATCCTGATCTTGACCTGCGGTTTGTCTTTGACAATCCTAATAAGCTATGTGGTGGTACTAAGTACACCCACGCGAAGTGGGCAGACAAGTATGGATTTAAGTGGTGTGGTATTAAAGATGTAGATCAAATTCAACAATGGATAACAACAACAAATACATGAAAAGCCATTTAATTATTCCTGATACCCAAGTAAAGGATGGTGTTGAT